GCGCTCTGCACAGACCGACCCGATGGCGCGGGCGCGGGCGCTCGAAGTCTCGCTTGCCGAATATCGCGCCGTGTGGGCCGGACGGATGGACCGGGCAAGGCAGCAGCTGGTGATGATATCGAGGCGATTGACAAGGCCCTTGCATTCCCAACTTGAACGTGGTAAAAATCGCGCCTAAGCAATCGCGATCTGAGAACGAGTAGGGAACGATGATTTAGAACGGTGGAGTGAGCAGTAAGCTCGTCGAGTCGTGCAGTGGCCCGGCGAGAGCGCGTAAGACCCGTTCGCCCTGAGAATACGAAAGCCCGAGAGTGGCTGGTCCAACCAGCGCGCCTCGGGCTTTTTGTTTGAACAGCGCCTTGGAACAGTTGGCAGCTCGGCGGCCTCATAAGCCGCAGGTCGGTGGTTTTAGTCCACCAGGCGCAACCCAACATGGCCGCGTGTGGAAGCGTGGCGATGGCGCGGGTGTAGATCCGCGAACTACTTTTTTCTCCTAGCAAGGGATTGCCCGGCGCGGCGACGTGCCCGGGCTTTTTTATTTATGCCCATCGCAGCGAAGCGGCCTTGCTCAGCGCCAGGATGTGGGCAGCTGACTGACGGTGGGCGATGTGAGCAACACCGCAAGGAAGTCCAGCGTGCACAAGATGCGCGGCGTGGCTCTGCGTCGGCGCGTGGTTATGGCCGCGCGTGGCAGAAGGCGAGCAAGGCATACCTGCGCGCACATCCGCTGTGCCAATGCCAGGAATGCGATGAGGGGCGAAATCGCATTACACCAGCGAGCGTGGTGGATCACAGGATTCCGCATCGTGGTGACATGACGCTGTTCTGGGATTCGACGAACTGGCAGTCGATGGCAAAGACGTGCCATGACGCCAAGACAGCGCGCGAGGATGGAGGGTTTGGTGGTGCGGGGTAGGGCGGGTCAAATCTCTGCAACCCGCGCGACGTAGACCGTGATCGAAACCAAATTTCTGTGCCCGCGAAATTCGGTAGGGGGGTATCCCGAGGTGGGGTATCTCAGGACATTGAGCCGGGAGGCATGTGATGGGTCGTAGAAAGCTGCCGGCGAATGTGCACCTGCTGCACGGCAATCCAGGCAAGCGGGCGGTGGGGACGCTACTCGGAGGCGAACTGCGCCCGCCAGTCGAGGTGCCAAGCTGTCCGAATCACCTGGCTGAAGAGGCGAAGAAGGAATGGCGACGCATCACGCGCCACCTCGAGGCGCTGGGCCTGATCTCGCAGATCGACCGGGCGGCACTCGCCGGGTATTGCTCCACCTGGGCGGACTACGTTTGGGCAGAGCGGCGCATCGCCGCGCTGAACGGAGCCGATCCGTCGCGGGCCGGGCCCGCAGCACAAGCGGCCGACACTACCGGCGAGCGCGGACGCATATGGGACACGCCGTCCGGGTACAAGCAGATTTCCGTGCCGATGCAGATCCGCAATCGTGCCCTGGAAATGATGGCGAAATTTCTGGCCGAGTTTGGCATGTCGCCGGCGGCGCGCTCGCGCGTCACGCCGAGCGATGTGCAGCCCTCGTTGCCTGGCATGGAAGCGCCCAGGGAGGGCGGATGGAGCAACCTTTAGCCAAGTCTAGCGCGGGGGACGCCAGGCAAACAGCAACGCGGCCCTGATCGGTATGGGCCAGGCAGCAGAACCGAAGTCGTTCGCGGACGTCGCAACCGAGTGGGCACGTGACGTTGTCGAGGGGCGTGAAATTGCCTGCAAGTGGGTGCGGCTTGCCGCGCAACGCCACTTGCGAGACCTGGACCGGATCGGCTCGGCGGAATTTCCCTACGTCTGGAACCCGGAATTGCCGGACCTGCGCGCGCGCCGCCTCGGCAAACCGGACGGTCGCGACCAGGACAAGACCTATCGCCCGGCCGAGCGGATCTGCCGGTTCGCCGAGCTCATGCCGCACATCAAGGGCGACTGGGCCCAGCGCGGCGAGCGCGTCAAGCTCGGACGCTGGCAGGTCTTTATTCTCGCCTCGGTGTTTGGGTGGATCCACACCGAGACCGGCCGACGGCGTTTCCGGGAAGCAGACCTGTTCGTACCCCGCAAGAATGCCAAGTCGACCTTGGGCGCCATCGTCGGCGACTACATGCTCGCGGTCGACGACGAGTTCGGCGCCGAGGTCTACAGCGGCGCCACGTCGGAATACCAGGCGCTCGAGGTATTCAAGCCCGCCCGGCTGATGGCCAATGCGTCGCCGGAATTTCTGGCGCGCTACGGCATCACGGTGAATGTGTCGAACCTGTCGATAGAAGCGAACAACAGCAAGTTCGAGCCGGTAATCGGGAAACCCGGCGACGGCGCGTCGCCCAGCTGCGCGATCGTGGACGAATACCACGAGCACAAGACCTCGCAGCTCTACGACGCCATGAAAACCGGCATGCTGGCGCGCTCGCAGGCCCTGATGCTGGTGATCACCACGGCCGGCTCCGACATATCCGGCCCGTGCTACTCGCACCAGGTCGAGCTGCAGAAGATCCTCGAGGGGCTGATCGAAAACGAGCGGCGCTTCGGCATCATCTTCACCATCGACGACAAGGACGACTGGACCAGCGAAGAGGCGCTGCGCAAGGCCAACCCGAACTTCGGCGTGTCGATCGACGCTGATACCCTGCTGGCGGACCAGCGCGAGGCCGTCTCGAATCCGCGCAAGCAGGCGGTGTTCAAGACCAAGCACCTGGACGTTTGGGTGCATGCCGCCTCGCCCTGGATCAACCTGCACAAGCTGCAACTGCTCGCCGACGCGGATCTCGACCGGGCGCAATTCGCGGGTGAAACCTGCTTTGCCGGGTTCGACCTGGCGAGCAAGGTGGACATCGCCTCGGAGATCGAGCTGTTCCGGCGGGACACCGACGGGCGGCCGCATTACTACGCGTTCTCGCGCAACTACGCGCCGCAGGCGGCGGTGGAACAGAAGGAAAACGAGCATTACCGCACGTGGGTGGCGCAGGGTCACCTCATCGCGACCCCGGGCAACATGATCGCGCTCAAGCAGATTGAAGAGGAGGCTGTCGCCGCCTTTGAGACCTATGTCATGGGCGAGGTCGCCATGGACGCCTGGGGCGCGCGCGAAATGGCGCCGTCGCTGCAGGAGCAGGGGTTCACCGTCGTCGATATCCCGATGCAGGTGCGCCACCTGTCCGAGCCCATGAAGGAAATACAGGCGCTGATCGAGGACGGTCGCTTTCACCACGATGGCAACCCGGCGTTCGTGTGGATGATGAGCAACGTCGAGGTGGTCGAAGACCGCAACAGCAACATCTTCCCGCGCAAGCAGCGGCCGGAAAACAAGATCGATGCCGCCGTCGCGCTGATTGTGGCGATGGCGCGCGCGATGCTGAATCAACAGCCCACCCGCAGCGTATACAACGAAATAGGAATCTATTCCGCATGATCTCCCGCGGCATCAAGGACGAGCTGTTGCGCGCGCTGAAACGCCTTAACCCCGGAGTCGACCTGCGGGATTGCTGCGTCTTCGGCGGAATCGCCGCCGCAGCCTACGGCATCAGCATGATCTATCCGCCGTTGGCCTGGGTGTTCGCCGGGCTCGCGCTCTTCTGGTTGGGCGTGCGCTGATGTCGATCATGGCCCGCCTGGAAGCGCGTGCCACATCCGGCACGCTCGGACCGCCGCGCGATCCGGTTGTCGCCGCCTGGTTCGGCGGCATGGCCTCGAGCGCGACTGGCCTGTCGATCACGCCCGATACGGCGATGCGCGCGACGGCGGTGTATCGCTGCGTCGGCATTCTCGCCCAGACGTATGCCTCGCTGCCGCTGCACGTCTACCTCCAACTGGACAACGGCGGCAAGGAGGTCGACCGCAAGCATCCGCGCTATGCGCTGCTGCACAATCGCCCGAACGTGTGGCAGACGTCGTTCGAGTGGCGTGAAATGATGGCCGGGCACTTTGCGCTGCGCAACCGCGCCTACGAAGTGCGCGCCGACTCGAGCTTCCGCGCGGTGATGCTGGCCTGCGCCGAGCCGCGCCCGGAGCAAAACGGCACCTGGATCACCGCCGAGATGATCGCCGCGTAT